CAAGTCAACCGGCTAGTTCGGCTGGCTTCCCACAATGGCTTCATGAGCTTCCTCGTGAAATCAGATATCTCAAAGTCGCTGTTTATGAGCAAGCACTGTGGTATATTCAGAATACTTCTGTGATAAATGAGTACTCTTCTAACTTAGCCTCTTCTAGCACTGCTGGTGCTGAATCGACTTATAAGATCGGTTCTATTGAAGTGACTGAGAAGGGTGCAACAGCAACTGCTTCTAGCTCTTCTAATCGCGTCAACCCACAATACTTTGCTAACCTTGAGCCTCTTTTGGTTCGTGGTGGCAGCAACAACGTGTGGTTTAGGAGTAACTAATGACAATCAAAACAGACATATTCGATGCTGTGGACACCGCTTGGTCGAAGTTCGCTAGCTTGCATAAGTCTGCTACGTTTGTCACTAAGACTGCTTCATACACTTTCGGTGCGGCTAATGAGCTGACAACCACTAACACAACTACTACAGTTAACGTTATTGTGGTTGATGAAGCAAAAGACGCTGATGGTAATCGTGCGAAATACACCGTGTATATTCGTACTAATGATATTGAAGATATCGCATCTTATGATGAGATTACTATCGATGGTCTTGCATACTCTCTGCATTCCTACAAAGACGACGGCTTCGTAATTGAAGCTAAGTTGGTTGGAACACCAGGAGGACTTGATCATGTCGACGTCTAGATTTACTGATGTACGCACAGACTTAGAAGCTGTTTTCGCTTCTGCAGAGTGGACTTCACAGTCTATCCCTGCTATTCCAGCAAACTATGCCGGAGGCACTGCCGATCATGACGAATTCGTTATAGTCGAAACAGTTCCAGGCACGCTGACGAACAGGCGAAACCGCTCATATCAAAATGTTCACACTGTTAGCGGACAATACATTGTTCAGATTTACGTACGTACTGGTACTGCGCAAGTCAGATCGATGGAGATCGCTGACATTTTAGATGACCTGCTTAATAGCAAACGCTTGACAAGTGGAACACAAACTGGCATTCCTGTAGTCGACATTGTCGGCACGGATTCGGATGACAACTCACTTTACAGAGTTGACTTTATAGTTAACTTTACAAAATACTAACTCATAAGGATGAAAAAAGATGGCACATATTTCACAATTACATGCTTCTACTTTTACTGCCCTTGAGTACGTTGAAACTGCAACTGCTATGACTAACGTTGCTGACGCTCTCGCTATCTTTGGTGAGATCGTTGACGACATCGTTAACAATGGTGGCGACCTTGAGTCTGCTTCTTCAACTGCCGTACTTAAGAGCGGTACTGCTATCACAGATGGCACTGATACTGCTGTTCTTACAGCTGACCTTACTCTTTCTGCCGCTGGTGCAACTCCATCATTCACAGGTACTCTGCCAACTGGTTCAATCCAGGCAGTTTACGCTGATGGTACATCTGTTGTATCTGTAGGCAACATCAGAGAATTCCCTTCACTGGGAACTCCAGCTAACATCGTTAACGTACCAGTATACGGCCAGAGCGTTTCTGCTCAGGTTTCTGGTCAGTCTGACGCTCCTAGCTTGGAATTCACTCTGAACTACATTCCTACTGAGCACGCTGCTCTGGACGCACTTCGTGTATCTGGCGCTGCTGTTGCTTTCCGCGTACGTTTGGCTTCTGCCGAAGCTGGCCTTCGCGCTAACGCTGGCGCAGCATTTGACGATTTCTACTTTAAAGGCACTGTTGCTTCTATGGAAATCACTCCTGCTCTTAACGACAGCACACAGGCAACTCTTGCTCTGACTATTAACACTGACTTCTTTGGCCCAGCTTCTTTGGTTGGTACAACTTACGGTACTGTGTAATAGTTGTTTTAAATACCGGGTGGAGGCTTCGGTCTTCACCCATTTTTATAGGAGAACACTATGGCAAATCCATATAGAGATAAACGTGGACGTTTTACTTCTGCCAGAGGTGCAGTAATGCAGGTCGCTGGTGCGGTTGGCATGGCTAGCTCTCCATTAACTGCTGTTGCTGGCATTGCCGGTGGCGCTGCTGGGTTAGCTATGGGTCAACTCGGCACAGCTGCTTTAGGCGGTGTAGGTGTTGCAACCTCAGCTTATACATACAAAATGTCTAAGAACCTTTACAAACGTGGCAAAGCTCTTAGAAAGACAGGTATGTCACGCAAATAATAACGGAGATTACGATGGCAGATAAACACACGCCACCGTTCTCGAAGTCATTTGTACTTAAGACAACTTCTCGTCACATGCGTAGAAGTGTTGACATTAGCATCAGGAAGTCATACGACAGAATGTCTGACTTTCCTGGTGATTCTGTAAAGAAACAAGAAATATTCGAAACACTTGATGTGTTGCATAAAATGAGAAAGTTGTTAGATGACTTTCAAGAACACAATAAACATTTATTCCAAGATAAAGATTAACATATAATCTAAGGAGACTATTATGAGAAAATTCGCTGGCAAAATCCAGACTAAAGAAGTCGCATTTATGGGCGACAAAATCGAAATTCGTAAGCTATCAACTGGCGCAGTACGTCGTATTGGCGTAGTGTCTAGTGAAGCTGAAGCGAAG